TAAATACGGTGTACCTATTGCCGCTGGTTTAGCCACGGGTGGGTACGCCCTTTCTCAAGGTGAAGATCCAGGATCTGCCGCACTTGCTGCAGCAGCTGGTGGCCTTGGTGGAGCGGCTGGATTACTTGGCGCACGTGCTCTGGCTGGTAGATATGCAAAAGATGTTGCAGGTTTAGTTAATACCGGCAAAGAAGCCGCAGTTCGAAATTTAACTTCTGCATCTCAAAATATTTATCCACCTCTCAAAACATCTGTTCGCACGGTATCCCCTGCTGAAGCTGCGGAAGCAGAAAAGATCAATAGGTTGCGTGCGCAGATGGCAGGGGAAAGCAAGCGTGCTGCTTTGCTTGGCGGAATGGCCGGTGCTATTCAAGGATTACCTCAAGCCACTGAAGCCGGTATGTATTCTGGACTTAAGAAAGGCTTAGGTGCTATCGCTGCCCCAGCTGGTGCTCTTGCTGCTGGTCTCGGCGGTGTAGCACTCGGTGCCATCCCTGGTGCCGCTGGTGTACCAGGATTCCAGCAAGGAATTGCCATTGACCCAGAATCCCCTGGGTCTAGCAATACGGCAAATGCCAAATATGGTGTAACTCCATACGCAACAACGATGCAGTACGTGTAATAAATAAAATTACCGGCTGCTAAAATTTGTGTTAGATAAGACATATTAATGTCTGAATCTTTCACCCGATAAAAACACTTCCTGCGACACTGGAGGATAAAACAAAGTGTTCATTGATAACGACTTTCCAAAGATTTTAGGTGCGGAACTTTACCGTCCCCACCCTGCGTATATCGCAGAAATGGCAGTCGAGCCTGTGGTCGTTCACGACTTCACTCGTCAGCCTGGCCAAACGGTGCAGCTCGACCGCTATAAGTTCTGGGGGACCCCTGGTACTAAGGACAGCCGTGAGCGTATTGCCGATCAGACCATCGGTACCGCCAACAGCCGCAACATCACCAAAGAGAAGGTGCTTGTTGTGCTGAAGGAATACACTGGTCCTGCTGATCCGGGCGATCCGACCCAGCCATCGACCTTCAAGATTGCTCGTGAGACCCTGATCACGGCCCAGCGCCTTCTGCTGGACACGGGCAACCTCAACATGTTCCACCAGTCCATCGGTAGCCTGACGCTGCTCGATGACTATCGTCGTTGGCGCGACCGCGTGTTCATTGATGAACTCGCCAAAGCCGAAGCCAATGGTGCCGCTTCTAGCAGCCAAGGTGGTTACTACTTCGCTGGTGGCAAGACCAAGGATTCCTCTGGTCGCGTTGCTTACACCGCCGCTGAGTATGCCGCTCAAGTGCAGCAGTTCCAGGTGCGTACCGACCTGCTGGAAGTGGTGAAGGATCTGCGTAAGCGCAACGTGCCGACCTTCGCTGATGGTCTGTATCGTTGCATCTGCGATCCTACTTTCATGATGCACCTGCGTCGTGATCCTGACTTCCGTGAGATCGCTCGCTACGCTGGTAATCCTGGTCAAGGCATGTACATGGGTAACCCCATGATGCCTAACAACGCCAGCTTCTACATGGGTCCCCAAGCTGGTCAAGGTTACTTCCTGGCCGGTGAGCCCGTGATGCCTACTGGCGTCCAGTTCGAAGGTGTGAAGTTCTTCGAGTCGACCAACTTCCCGACCAAGAACGTGAGCGCAAGCTTCACCGATACTCCTTCCTACAGCAGCCAAGAAGTTGCTCAAGGTTACTTCTTCGGTCCTCAATCGATCGGCGTTGGTATCGGCGGCCCGAACGCTCAGGTGCTGATCAATAACAACGACGACTTCAGCCGCTTCATCATCCTGATTTGGCAACTGTATGCAGGTTTCGAGATCTTGAACAAGGACTTCGTGACCACCGCATTCAGCTTCCTGTCTGATGACGGCAGCATCTGATAATTCTTAGTTTTAAAACAACGGGAAAAATAAATGTCCTATTTATCTTCGAAAAAAATCTACCCTGGTAACTGGGTAGAAGCTCTGAACGGTTGGTACAAGAATATTGATACCAACGATGATGGTACTAATAACGCTTCCAAGGGCGGCCCTACTTCGGTGCTGGCCGTTCCTGGTTATCGTTATTTCCAGCAGCGTGGTTATGTGGCGGTGACCCAGACTTCTGGTGCACCTCTGGTGACCGGTAACGTGATTGTTCCGTCCCCTTACCGCCAAGACGACACTCGCCCTGACATCACCGGCATGGTGATCTCTGGTGAAGCTGCTCGTCCTGTGTATGTGTACCGCGCCGCCATTTCCGTTGGTTCTGGCTGGGGTGATGGCCGTGCTGCTAGCGGTGTGTATGCCGCTACCGGTAACGTGATTTCCTTCGGTCGCGATTCCAGCGGTCCTACTGCTGCTTCCGGCATTGGCGAAGGTCCTATCCAAGCCAACCTGACCTCCACCACCTCTGGTGACGCCGCTACCAAGATCTTCTTCACTGGTGGCAGCCAAGCCTTTGGTACCAACCCCTTCATCACCGCTACTGGCGCTGCTGGTGTGTCTGGTGGCACCCTGTACTACACCAGCACTGGTGCAGTAACTCTGAAGGTGTTCGCCAAGGGTGCTGCTAACGATACCAGCACTTCCGGCGGTATCTACATCTCTGATGCAGATTCTGCTGCAGGTCGCACCGGCTATCTGTTTGTTGAAGTGTGCTACATCCAGCCCGATGATGCTCCTGCATATGAGGACATGGATGAGTATCTTCTTGGTCGTACCGTTAGCTGATTAGGTTAAACTAAGACCAGTAATACACTGGTCTTATGTCAGCTACTGCGGCAATGCTTTATCAGCACAAAAAAACAGGCGCACGAGTCAAGATTGTAAGCGAATGGGATAACGGCGATTGGTTCATGGTCGAAGACCAGGACGGTCGCCTTTATACTGCTTACAAGACTGAATTAACGCCTGATGAAGAGGCTACCAAGAAGGTGAAAACTCTTCAGGTAAAAGATAAAGCAGCACAGGAAGAGCCTCGCACTTTCCCCCCTGACAACCGTTTAAATATCAATACAGCTACCGCTCAAATGATCGCTGATCATATTAAGGGTATCGGATTGAAGACAGCTCGCGAGATAAAAGATCTTCAGATGTCACTATCGGGTGAAAGATTTAATAATCTTGAGCAGTTGCGACAAATCAAAAGAGTTGATTGGGACGCTGTTTTTGCAGCAGACCTGGTCCGCGTTTAGTCAAGGCTTCTATAACTAACAGCCCCTGGGAAACCAGGGGTTTTTCCGTTTTACAATAAAAATAAAACATAAGATGGCCGAAAGATCAATTGTTGATATTGGCAAATACCTGCAACGTTTTGGTTTACGTGTAGGTGAAAATCCAGCCTTTGGTGGTGTTGGCGGGGGACATTCTCCTACTGGATATCATCCAAAAGGTTTAGCAATTGATGTTACTGATTGGCGTCCTGATGTTGCTCCTGCTTACGAAGGAGGGAAACCTATCTCCTGGAAGCAACGCACAGGGGAGTTAAGTTGGCGTGCAAAACAGTTAGGAGCATTTAACGAGGCTTTGGGACCTGGGGATCCAGGGCACGACACACATGTGCACCTGGCGCTCCAAGGTAAGAAATACCTGACAGACCAGCAGCTTGAATGGCTTGCCACTGGTCGATACAAAACCCCAGAAGGGAAGTTAACAGATGTGATGCCAACAGCAACACAGCCAGTATCTTCTGAGAATCCTGGATCTGTTAATACGTTAAATGAGACTGCCTCTTTATTTGGTGCTTTACTTAATGCACTGCAACCAAAGAAGAAAACATTACAAGAAACATTAACGCAATCATTGCTTGCTGATGCAATGTCTCCACAGCGTTCATCTTCTTTATTAATGCAGGCTTCCACTGGCCCTCTAGATGAAATTATCTACGGATAACTAGCGTTTATAATTGATAACATAACGGAAATAGACTGTGCAGCTGTCTGATTTTGACAAAAGCAGGGTCCGGTATCACCTGGGCTACTTCACGGTTTCCGTGCCAGCGGGCGATTATGCTCGTTTGGAAGAAGCCATGAATACGGTCCCAGACTCGTATTTCTACGACAAGATCATTATTCAGATTGGTCGTTGTGATACGGCAGAGAAGAAGACTGAAGTCGCCACTTCACCTTCTACTCGCCTTGAAAGTATTGCTGGTGACGTGGATCGTACGATTCGTTCCAGCAATGCCAAGGAGGCACTCAAGGTTTGGGATGAGATTTATCTCTACGAAACCAACCGTTTAGCAAACATCCTTTACGTCCCGAACTATAAGGATCCGTTCCAAGCCAGGTATCGTTACGAACGCTCTGGTGCTGAATTTATCCAGGCATTACCTGGTCCCGCCGACACAGCAGTTGGTTCTCGTCTTTATTTACATGAAGTTTGGAGGTAATTATGCCAGGACAACGAGGGGCATCTATCAGCTCTGCTGCACGAGCAAAACAAATTAAAGAACAGCAAGCTGTTCTTAATCAATTGCGTCAAGGAAAGGGTATAGCTGGTGCCCTTCCAGCTAATCCAATTATGGGGGCGATTCAAGCATTAACAGGTGTTGGTGCTGGTCAGATCCCTCGCCTTTATGCAACAGCGCAACAAGGACAAGAACGTTTAATTGCTCGAGGTGGCTGGAATCCGGTAACGGCTGGAAGTGGGCCCATCAATGTTGGTGGTCAAACTTGGTATCCTGCTCAGAGTGGACAAGATCTTATTTATAAGCGTGCCCCTGGTCAAGTTGGTGGTCAATATGGAAGTATTCTGCAAAGCGATCAATTAAAACCGCCTGCCGCACCTAAGTTACCTCCAGCTGCAGAACGTGCATTTGAAGCTGAAAAAGCTCGTGTTGCTCAGCTAACTGCTCAAGATCCCGAGCTTCAGCGTTATGAGAAAGCTCGTGCTGCTGCCAAGACTCAAGAGGAGATGAACGCTGCACGCGATATTGGCATGCAGATCTGGCAACAAAAGTAT